TGTGGCGGGCCACTTGTTTTCCGCCGCCTTCAAATGACCTACCCAACCTCCTGGTACGCCCGTGCGTACCAGGCAAGGGCCGGGTTGTTGTTCGGAACAAGCCGGCTGAGGGCTAGCATGTCACCAACGGCGATGGCAGCTTCAGCGGCCAGTTGGGTTTGGACACTGATGCCATACTTGACCTGGAACAGGAGACGTGTGTCAAGCGTTGGTGAGAATGCGGGGACAGATCGCTCGTCGCTTGGCTGGTGATAGCCGTCTGCTACAAAGCGCGGTGTAACGCCTTGTGTGACGGCCAACGCACGATGAGCCAAGGGCGCGACGATGGGGCAATGCGGTGTCTCTTGGAGCAGAGACAACGCCTTGGCGCGCAACAATTGGTCCATGATTTTTGCGCCAGCATGAATGAAGGTGTGTGTCCAGCCGAACCCGGACATGACCTTGCGGGGTTCACGAATGACCTGGCCTGCATTGGAGAAAACCAGACCACAGAAGGACGCTTCACAGGGGTCATTAACTTGCTCAATTTTAATCGTGAACCCACACCTCTCAAAGTCATCCTTATCCAGTGGGACAGTGCACGAGAAGAGGCCGTCGTCACCCTCAACCATTCCTTCGAGGATTCCTCCCTTCTCGTGTGCAATAAAAAGGGCAAGCATCAAATTGCTGAATCCATTGCCCAACGACGTCCACAGATCACCAGACATGCGGCGTCCCATCACCGTTGCCTTTATGCCATGCCGCATCGACATTCGATTGCGGCCTGTGTCAGCCTTGAGTATTGTCTTGAGCATTCGCGGATGATTTTGTAGGCAATGCTTGAACAGTTGGACTTCCATCGCGTCCATGACCTCAGGCACAAAGTGGCTTTCAAAGGCAGTGTAGTCGGTGGAATAGTACATGACGCCTGATTTCTTGAGGTTGAGCACCATTTGCATCCGCTGTGCCGGGGTTGTGTGCTTGACAAAGTAGGGCAGTCCTGAGTCGCTTTTGAGGCCATAAAGAACGTCCTCGATCGCGCGGATTGCGCCACCAGCATAGACCTTGAAAGCATCTGAACGTGAATTGATGGTCCGGGCATTGGTGATCTTCATGTAAAATTCCCGCTTGATAAAGGAGTCGATCCGATGGATGTCATGGTCACTGGGAGGGCCATGCCGGTTTCTCTCAGCGCTCTGCCACAATTGCGCCTTGCGGGATAAGGGGTATGACGTCATTTCCAGCCACTGCTGGTCTGTGTAGGGAGTGACGACTGGTACATGCTTTTCCAGCCAGTCACGAGTGAACGCCTTTAGGCGTTCCAGCACACCTGGGTCAGCTCGGGGCACAGTGCGGAGGAGGCGCGCTGCATAGGCATTCACGCTTGTCTTTGAATCCTTAAGGTCCAGGCAAAACGGAGCGTATCCTGGTACCCAACAATGGTTGAGGCGCCTGAAGTTCTTTGATCTCGGCAACGTGATATTCTGATGGGTAAGTGTAGCGCCATTCCTGATTACCTCCTCGTCACTAATGATCGGGACAGGAAGCTCCAGCACCCTTGCGCCGACCGCGTATGTGTGCAATGGACGGCCTACAGCCGGATGCATCCTACACCTAGCGCCTCCGGCGGCGGGGCTAGGTCCGCGTGGAAATTTGACAACAGCATGGCTTCAGCAATGCGCTCAGATGAATCTTGTAGATGGACAGCCATTCGATCCGGTAGGTTGATGGTGGTCAC